CAATCTTTATGAATACGATCAATATAACCTGTGAGAATCGTGAGGTCTGAGCCTGTTACGCCGAGGACTTGGCGGATATCATACGAAACGTCCTGGGCGATAGATGAAACAGTAAGCGACATTAGTTATCCGAATTTGTAACCTTCTCCCAAGTGCGGGCCGTGACATATCCAGTGAACCCAATTGCAGTTAGCTTATAAAGCCAATCCGGGAGCACAAGGGGTTGAACCCCTTGAAAGTGACTGGAGAAGTGTGCAAACAAGGGAAGCGTGTAGTTAAAAGTAATAGCTAGGCCCCAGAGAAGAAGCAGCAGGGGCCGCACATTCCGGGGAAGCCAGCTTTGGCTGTTGGCTTCGGCTTTTATTACTTCAGCAGCTTGAGTAACCTCATTGGCTAAAGCGTCTTGTAATTTTCCCTGAAGTTGGAGTTTGATCTCTTCAAGTTCAGTCTGTTTCTGTAATGCCACTGTCGGGTCCACCTTGAACACCGACATAATCTTTTGAAAAGCATCTCCAACGCTACTACCTATGATGCTTGCGATGTCAAACGCCATTAACCGCCTGCCTCTCTGCCCTTGCCGAATATTTTGCGCTTGGTGATCGAACCATCCTCATAAACTCGAACCTCACAGGCCCCTCCAGCAGGAAGGCCCTCTCCGAATTCGAATTTCTCTCCGGGTTCAACACCATCTCGGAGCCACTCAATCAAATCGAGGTCTTGTGAATGAGTCAGGACCAGAATCCGACTCTGCGGGAACTTTCGAATAAACGCCACTATGCCCCAGAAAGCGCCTTTAAAGCGTCTAAAGAAGCTCCAAAAAGGCTCCCCCTTCGGGGGCTTGAGAGTGGGGTTCTTTTCGAAGAACTCAAGAAAGGGCTTAGCCGCTTCAGAAAACATCCCCTGAATGGCACCCATGTTCCAGCTTCGGAGTTTTTCTGTTGCCGTTACGGGGACGTTTATTATTTCGCCTATGATAGTAGCCGTGTCAAAAGCCCGTTTTGTATCTGAAGAGATAATCTTGGTAATGCCTTTTGATTTGAGGAATCTTCCGAGTTTAGCTGCCTGGGCTTTTCCTTCTACATTCAAGGGAATATCCTTCCAGCCAGTGACCTTCTCTCGGCCTGGGAGGTCCTCACTTGTGAGTCCGTGGCGAGCCACATAAAAGAGAATTGGCATCTTAGGCGCGGAATGTTTGTTTCCCGATGGTTGCGGTTATAGAATGAGCAGGATTTTGAATGATATTCTTAAGGTACCATTCTGAAGTAACAGCGCCTTCATTGGCATAAAACAATGCGCCATTGGTGTTGTCAGGAGCGGCGTTTAAACAGACATTCTGCACTGTCTCGAAGTCAGCTGCCTTGGGCCAAAGAACTGTCTGCGTATCTCCCAGAATCGTCATGCTAGAGAATTGATTTTTGCTTGTGATAATCGAGATAAGCTTCTCGACATCGCTCCCTAATTGAAGCTTCGCGGCGCGGTTTCTGATGACATTTGCAACTGCTCTCATGCCTTCAGGACCTTCGCCGCGAGCCTCTCTCCAGACTGTTATTGCTAACAATACATTAGAATAATCTTCTGGAGTCAACTTAGATCACCACTTGACTTCGATTACTTTTTCACCGGCATTAATTCCAGCATAGGGAGTAGAGATTGTTCCACCTCCACCACGCTGCCAGGATGATCCAGCATTTACCTGATTGATGCTTTTGGAGTCAACCTTAGGACGCAAAAGCCTAATCTGCTCCTTGTTGAACATTGCAAGGCGCTGTTCGATTTCAGCGCCTACAATGGCAGGGACTTTGTAGGTATTGCCTGCTTGGAATTTCACGCGGTTAAGCTGAACTCCAGGATGGGCGTTATCGTACATGTCTTCTGCCGGAATTGTCACATAAACAGTTTCTACCTCAGACTTAGGAACCTGAGGAACGACTTCGACATTGTCAAGAATACTTCCCATAGGGCTCCTTTACTTGGATTTGTCTGAGGTGAATTCTGTGGAACTCTTGCCGGTGCCGCCGCCGAATTCCTTGAACATAGAAGCGCCTTTAAGATCGGCACCTCCGTCAACGTGCATTCGACGAGTTTCTACTTCTGCGCGAGAGCTAGGCGTGCTAGCATCCTGCTTGAAAGTGTCAGCGCCAGACAAGGCATACTGAACGGGGACTTGGTCTCGGATGAGATCGTCATAACCAGACAGAGAACCTACTTTGCTGATAGAGGTCTTGTCTTGGACGATTTCCATCTCCAAGTGTCCCAGTGGATTTGCTTTCATGAAATCTCCTTGTGTTGTTGAGGGAGCTGAATAGCCAACTCCCCCAAGCATAAGAACTATTAGTTGGTCTTGCTATTGAGACCGGCTGTCCTAAGCACAATAAGCCAATTCTGATTTGTTATCAACGACTTAAAGGCAAACTTCCAGCCAATTTTACGCGATTGCTGCAACGGATCGGTGTGTCCACCGGGCGCTACAACGTAGACTCGTAGATTCTGGAGGTCGCTGATTTGATAAGCAAATCGGCCAATTGCGAAACTGGAGTAGACTAGAGAAGCCTGTCCAGCACCGGCTTGGGCCGTAGAAGCAAAAGCCGGGGAGTTTGAACGGATGATTCGAAACCCATAGAGCTCGCCAACTTCGCCTCGCCAGATTTTGTCTGGGGCTTTGAACTGGGCCGCAGCCTTGAAGTCCGGGTCCTTGAGAATTGCGGCATAGGGCTGAGGGCTGGTAATGAAAGCATAATAACCACTTTCAAAAGGCCGAGCTCCGTTACCATTCAAGGTAGCTTCAACTTCAACCAAGTCAACTGCACTCGGAACATCCGAGCCTATGAGAGAAGTGTCATTCGCCTTGTTGTTAGGGCGATAGACTGTGGTTCCTGCGTTCAATACGTTATAAATAAGCTGGTCGTAGGTTTCCGCAGCTTGAAGTCCGAGAATATAGATTGTGCGCTCTACAAGATTGTGGCGAGCTGTGATTTCTGCCAAATCTGAGAGCCTAACCAACGCACCGTATTGCTCAGTAATAGCTTCAAACTGATTGACTGTGATACCGGACGCATCCGGGGGAATACCTTCTGTCAACTGTGTGGGAGAGGCCGAGACAGCAAGTTTCTCTTCTCTGGTGAAGCGGATAGTCTTTGAACTATTCGCAGGCAGAGGATGCTTGTCGCCGAACTGGTCAAGAATAGTGTTGAGCTCAGCTACTTCGAGTAGCCGCGCAGACATATACGTGATAAGTTCAGCCGCAGTAGAACCTGCTTGTCCAGCCGATCCAGCAGTGACTGTGATGACATCTGCCATTTCGGGTTTTTCCTTTTAAGGAGAATACTCGCTAGAATTGCTGGTCGAGGACGCCTTTTGCCTCTAACTCTTGCATCAGAGCCTTCCTGCCCGCTGACGTGTTAAGAGTCGGCTTGGCTGGAGTGCCTTGTGCAGAAACTGGGGGCGCCAGTCGTCCACTAGACATGGGCATTCTAGGAGTTTGGACGGTTTGAGTGGTTGATTGTCCACTCTTTAACAGCTCAGGAGTCTTGGCGGCAAGAGAAGTATCCCAGGTCAGTTTATAGAGTTCTGGAAGATCACTCTGAAACTGTGGGTTACTTTCAGCTGCTTGGATTGCTCTCTTGAGTGTAGGTCTTGTGTCCAAGACCTTTTGATAGTCTTCAGAGTTGTAGAAACTCTTGAATGAGGGGTTTTCTGAGACAACGCTCTCGATGGCTTCTTGGCGGCCTACTTTTTCCATGACTGGGAGTAGGTGACCATAACGAGACTGAACGACTTCGTCAATTAGTCTTGCTTGAGCTTCGAGATATTGGCGGTATTGCTTGCCGGTTGCGGCGTCTGTTAAATCCTTCGCATAGCGGTCTGGATCATTAAGGTAGCTAGAGGGCGGTTGTTCTTGTGAAACACCTTCTCTGCGAGCCTTTAGTGGGTCCACTCCTGCTAGGGCAATCACTTTGCCGCGCAGATCGTTAATCAGGCGGTCTTTTTCCTGGATGGCTGATTCAGTGGCTTCTTTGGTGCGGTAGGTTGCGACAAAGAATTCGTCTCGTTTAGGCTGGGCAGCTTGTGGCTCCGGCTCAACGTGCTGAGGTTCAGCTTCAACAGGTGCAGGTTCAGCTTCAGTTGTCTGAGCTGTTTGGGGATGGGCTGCTACATCTCCTTCCCCTTCCGTTCCGAACAGAGAGGACCAATCCTCGTCTGCTGCGGGCGGATTCCATTCGGCTTGTGGCGCGTTTGGAACTACTGGATCATCGGGCATTAGTTCTCCTGGGATTGTGTCCCAACTACTAGTTGACAGGAATTGTGTTCCTGTTTGATTGAGAAGTCGGCGCTAGGCGCTCAGCTTCTTCTACAAAGGCTTTATAGGCGCACTCTTGACAGACTGTTTCTTCTGGATAGCCGCAGTTTTTCTCTCCGCAGTCTACGCCAGTTTGACAAGTTGGACAAATGTGCGTCATGTTAAACTTTTTGCCCCACAAACTTCATTGCCTTTGAAATACTCTCAAAAGCTTCCTCTTCGAGAGCATAGGCGCTGCGTGGCTTTTCAAGATGCTTTTCAACATCTGCTCGAACACTACCTTCAACCCAGCGTAGGCATTGACTCCAAGCTTGCGTATTGGCAAAGTCAACGAGGCTGTCGTATCTTGCACTTTGAAGGGAGTTATCAATAAAGGCCTTTCGAAGGCGGATTTTCTTGAGGAGAGCCAGATAGCCAGGCTGGTTTTTGAGTGTCTGGATGGCTTCTTCGTCTTCTTTGGTCCAGTCTGAGGCGCCGAGGGTCTTATCGACTTCAATAATCTTATAAATAATCTCAGCTTCCATTTTTGGAATCTTATTAACCGGCAATTGGGATTTCACCCAGCCCTCCTAGTCCCATCGAGTTTGCGCCCATTTGCTGTCCAGTTGAACGCGCCGCTCCTGTTTGGCCTACTCCAGGAATCTGCCCTTCATGTTGGTGCTTGGGCTTCTTGCCTCGGTTCTTGTGACGATTGGAGCCGTTTCCAGAACCGGGGCCTTTTGAACCTTTATCAGGATTCTCCACGTTAACTGGAGTTGGAGAGGCCTCAGCAACGGCCACCTCTTTCTCCATTTCCATTTGGTGCTGCATCTGCATCATGATCATCTGTTGCTGCATTTGCTGTTGTTGCTCCATTTGGACTTGCTCGGGGGTCTTTAGAATGCGTTCAATATGCTTGATCTTGAAAGCCTTCAAGAGTTCTCTAAGGGCCTGATATTGATCCACAAAAGGAGACTCGGAGATGATATTTGCCAAGGCCATTAAATTGCGTTGCTGCATGGCTTGATTTTGAGCGTAATTAGCGGCAACGATGGAGTAACTATACGTCCCAATAAGTTGAACCGGATCAATCATTTGGTTCTGCGGCTCGCCAGGCGGCATCGCAGGATTTGGTACACTAAAAGGCTCTTTTACAAACTGCTGAACCATGCTGGCACACATTTCGAGCATGGGTTGCAGGACATCCAATTCCAAATTTCGAATGAAAAGCTTCATCCGATAATTGGTCTCGTTCATGATCTGACTAATGCCAGTGGCTGTTTTGTTGCCTTTTGAGGTGCCCATTCCACGATCATAGAAGTCGCTGATGCCAGAAGCCATCTCAATCATCCCACGGTAGACTTCCATGATTTGGTAGTCTTCTCGATTGGGAGTGAAACTTGGCAGAGGAAACAGAACTTTGCTGGGATCGCCTACAACGCCTACTTTACCGCCTGGGACGTTAAAGGCATTCAAGGAATCATGGTCTATTTCAGCGTTTATGTCATAAGCATAACGATGATTAATGCCAAGATTCCAGTTGTCTGAAATCATGTTGGTAAAGCGATTTAGGGCCTCGGAGATATCTGTGATAATCTCGACTGCGCCTAGGCCAAAGACTTCATTGGGGAGCTTGATGAAACTTGTATAAAGAATTGGTGATCTTTTATGAGCAAAGGGATTTTCGCCGTCCCAAAGCATAATTGTCTCGCCGCCGTAGATTCGGCGCTTATAAGGAGAATACGAAGTGGCGCGAAAACTGGCCCTCAGGTCCTTGAAGCTTATGCCTTCTGGGTCCTCTCCGAACGTCATGATCGTCCAGGTGTTGTCGTTTTCGTTCCAGAATTCTGCCAACCTAA